TGGCATCTACATTAGCGTTTGTACCGAAACCAACATTCCCTACATTGTAGTAGATATCTGTACCCGTAGTGACCCATGGGGAAGTCACGAATGGGGCATCATCTTCAAATAACGTTCCAGTGAATTTTATATCACCTTGAACGTGTAAGGTTTTATCTGGCTCAGTTGTACCCACACCAACCTTATTGTTTACAGCATCTACGTGGAACGTATTTGTATCTACGGTGACATTTGAGGAAATGTATGAATTACCAGTCACTTGAAGATCATATGTAGGAGTCGCTGTTTTAACACCAATTTTACCACTCGTTATTATACCTGTATTAGCATTTGTAAATTGTACAGTGTTTGAAGTTGTGTTACCGTTAGCTACTACAGCTCCAAAAGTTGTCACGAGACCTGTGAGAGTACTACCATCACCATAGTACTGAGCCGCGTAAACACTACCAGCTACACCTAGGCCACCAGCAATCTTAGCTGCACCGGTTGTGGTAGAACTGGATGCAGTTGTATCAGTTACAGTGAGGCTATCCACCTCGGCATCTTCAAAGTTTACATGCGTCGCGTGGATGTCACCCGACACCCCTACACCACCAGTAACTTGAAGTGCGCCACTTGTTTTACTAGTTGAAGCTGTGCTATTGGTTATCTTTGTGATACCGTCAAATTCGGCTGTGGAACCAAATAAAGCCCCTGAAATACCCGTTCCACCCGTAACTTGGAGAGCACCTGAAGTCTTATTAGTCGCAGCTGTAGTGTTTTGAATGACTACGCTATCGAGGGTTGCATTCTCAAAATTTACATCACTTGCGTGAATATCACCACCCACCCCGATACCACCTATCACTGTAACGGCACCAGATGTTTTATTTGTAGTAGCCGTGGCATCCGTCACCACTGAAGATTTGGAACGGGCGACAGCCACATTTGAGTTACCATGAATATCTAGTGTATAGGCGGGAGCTGCCGTAAGTACACCCACGCGATTTGTCACTGAATCTACATGGAAAGTTGTAGAATCTACTGTAAAGTCGTTCTGAACTTGAAGATTACCCAAAACATCTAGGGTTATCGTATTACTATCGGGTGTAACCGAAGCGTCCATGTGATTATTTTGAGTGTAACCAATTGAGAGGCGTTCGGGAACTTCATCACCATGGTGAGCTATAGCGATATTGTGCCCGGGGTACTCCATGATGATACCCACATCCAACCCAGTTTGTGTATTATTATTCGCGAGAGTTATGATTCTGTCTTGAATCACGAGATTATTCGAATTAACTACAAACACGTTACCAGTTTTAAGAATATTACCCGTGACTTGAAGACCACCAGAAATAACTATATCACCACCATTTTTGGTTATAATTGAATCTTCTAAGAACTTGTTGGCACCCACGATGGGGAACTTATTTGTCGTAAGTCCAGTAATGGAAATGTCTCCACCAACACTTATATTTGAAGAAACGGATACATTTCCATCCACTACAACTGTATTAGCTCCACCCTCATCAACATAGAAATCTGTTCCTACACTTAGAGTGTGACCGGGACCAACATTTGATACACCAACTTTACCACTAGTTACAAAACTTGTACCGGTTCCAGTAAATTGTACGATGTTTGATGTTGTATTTCCATTTTCAGTAATAGATTGTAAGTTTGTAGCAATATTTGAAAGAAGTCCACCATCACCCACAAATCTAGATGCGTAAACATTGTCTGTGACACCTAATCCACCCGCTATAACAGCTGCACCAGTCGTTTTAGATGTGGATAAAGTCGTATCTTCAACGGTTAAACTATCGACAGTCGCATCTTCAAAATTGACATGTTTTGCGTGTATATTTTTAGCCACACCTAAACCACCTACGATTCGTACGGCACCTGTAGCTACAGATGTAGAATCTGTGGCATCCCAAACCTTAGTTATACCACCAACATTAAGGTTTTCTTGAGTACTTATACCACCAGCAACCTTGAGGGCTCCCGTGGTTGTTGAAGTAGATCCGGTAGTGTTTGTGATATCCGCTGTACCATCTACTTCTATACCAGCATCATTAAGTAGTTTTAGATTTGTGGATGTGAGTCTGGCTCGAATACTTTGAGATCCACCCTTTATGGTAGCAAATTCGATTAGACCATCTTCCGTACCATTGGATGCATCACTTATCTTACCGGTTATTTTTGCGTAGTTCTTTTCATTATTGTTATCATTTTTACCCTTAAATTTAATCTGACCCAAGTAGTTAGCATCTGCACCGGTTATGTCCCTAAATAAATTTACTTCGGGACCAGCCGCGTTTCCAGCTGTTGTGTCTATGACAGAGACATCACCACCTACATTTAAATTTTCTTGGGTGCTTATACCACCTGCGACTCTAAGAGCACCAGTGGTTACAGAAGTAGACGTAGTGGTATCGGTAATATTTACACTATCAGCCTCTACATCTTCTAGATTGGCGTGGGTCGCGTGAATATCACCCGCAACACCTAAACCACCACCGATGATCACAGATCCACTTGTTTTAGAAGTTGAGTTATCCGTAGAAGATACGTAAGCATTACCAGAAACGTGAAGATTAGCATCGGGTGTCACTATCCCAAGCCCTATGGACTTGTTTACTGTGTCAACGTGGAATGTGTCTGTATCCACGGTTAAATTAGACGACACATAGGCATTTCCAACTACGTGGATCTCAGCATCTGGGTTTATGGTGTTTATACCAATATGATTAGCTTCGGTGTCTACATGAAGGGTATTTGTATCCACAGTCAGGTTAGATGATACATAGGCATTACCAACAACATGAAGATTTGCATCGGGTGTCACTGTTCCAAGCCCTATGAACTTATTCTCTACATCCACGTGGAGTGTATCCGTATCCACAGTTAGATTTGAGGACACATAAACATTACCCACAACGTGGAGATTGGCGTCGGGTGTTTTTGTCTCAATACCCACAGAATTTGTTGTAGAGTCAACGTGGAAAGTATCTGTATCGACGGTAAGATCTTCGGAAATGTAGGCATTACCCATCAAATGAAGAGTGGCATCTGGGTGATTTGTTTCTATACCTACGAAATGTTTGTTTGTATCTACATGGAGAGTATTTAGATCCACTGTTAAATTCGAAGAGATGTAGGTATTTCCAACTACATGAAGATTGGCGTTTGGGGCTGCAGTATTAATACCTACACTTTCCGTGAATGAATCCACAAATAGAGTATCAGTGTCTACAGTCAAGTTTCTAGAAATGTGAACATTATTCTCGATGGTATTTCCGTATGTAAATTCTTTAGATCCAGCATTGTACATCAAAATATTTGAGTTATTTACGTTTCTCACGGGGTTTATGAAAAGTGCGTTTTGTGTGGTAGTGTTATTGAAACCCCCGGCATCTGTACCACCGTTGATGATAACAGATCCAGCTGCTTGACTCGTTGGGTATCCCGCGTAGTACCCTATAGCTATAGCACCTTCACCTTGATTAAACTTACCCGCACCTTCACCTATAGCTATGGATTTTTGACCCTGATTTTGACTACCAGCATCTTTACCTAAAGCGATTGAATTACCTGCTTGATCTTGGCCACCAGCATTTTCACCGATGGCGATAGAATACGCAGCTTGATTTTGAAAAGCTGCTTTATCACCGATCGCGATTGAACTTGCACCTTGCCCAGTTTCACCAGATCTTTCACCAATAGCGATGGAAGACTCTGCTTGTGTGACACTACCAGCTTGGTAACCAATCGCTACAGAGTTGGATTGTTGACGATCATAACCAGCTCTGTACCCCAAAGAAATGAGATGTGCGTTTGAGCTTGAATGAATTGTTGTACCCGTATCTGTACCTATGAGTAAACGATCATATCCAGAATTATCCACGCGTCGAGTAGCGGCAATAGTTCCATTTACATCCAAGTCCTTGGTGGGATTAATTTGATTTATACCAACACGATTAGATACCACATCTACATGGAGAGTATCAGTGTCCACAGTTAAGTTCGAACTCACATAGACATTACCAACAACATGGAGTTCTGCGTCAGGTACAAGAGTGTTTACACCTACCCGATCTGTTCCAGAATCTACAAATAAAGTATCTCCATCAACTGTCAAGTCAGCGGAAATACTCGTGTTACCGGTGACCACCAAAATATTTGAACCAAATTCATCTACAAAGAGGTTTGAACCCACATCTAGGGTGTGTGTGGGACTCGTATTTATAATACCAACATTTGATTCCGTAAAAATTTGACCATACACATGGACGTTAATGTCTTCGCTCGTTAGAGGAGTTATAGTATGGCTATTGGCACTAGATTGTGTATATGCGATTGCAAATTCATTTGAACTTTCTAGGTACCCCATAGCTACATTAGAACCTGGTCGAGTCATTATAAAACCCAAATCAAGCATTGAGTCTCCAACACTATTATTCTTACCAATTTCTATAATGGCATCACTTATAACAGCGTTATTTGAGTGTACAGCTGTAACAAGACCATTAAATATAGCATCACCATTAACTATGAGTCTATCTTGAATATAGGTATTTCCCAAAACTGTGAGTACATTCGAACTGTCAACATTTACATGAAATTTGGAACCCACAGATAATGTATCTGTGGGTGAGAGATTAGAAATACCTACATTTCCAGTGGTAACAATACTTGTAGCCGCAGCTGGAATTGCGTCAGTGGATTTAAATTCAACGGTATAGGGTGTAACATTTCCGTTTTTAGTCGCACCTAAAAGATTGAAATTTAAAATTTCTCGAGCGATTGCGTTCGAATCTGTTAACTCCTTGGTGTCTCTGTTATACGCCAATACCATGATATTGTCACTTGTCATATCGGGATCTATACGAACAGGTGTCATGTATACCGACCCGGGTGTGTCCGCATCCAGTTCAATATCACTCGCATTAAACACGACTGTGTTTTCTGCCTGGTCATTGGTACAATTTTTACCGAACCTGATTTTGGTCGAACGCTCGACCGTCGGCAAGTTCTTGACCATTTAATATAGAATGGCATTTTAATTTGCGTAAAGTAAGGCGGCGAGGCCATTTTGAACCCTAAGGATATTGTAGTTTACAGCATATATAGGGTCTATGATGTTCATAGACTCACTCATGAGCTTAACTGTATTTAGACGACTGAAATTTAGAGTTCCTGTGGGTTGAAGGGAACTTGTGGAAATGCAGAAGGGATACAAGAAGAAATCTGGAGATGCCACAAAGTTAGTGTGATAATAATGACTTACATCAATGAAATGAGGTTTACCCCAACGATAATTGGCTAAATCTACACCATTAACATTCAACTTGATTTTGTTTGTGGGTGATGTGAGAGCGCTATTAGTTGTAGTGTTAGAAGATGCTAAATACTTAACGGGATGATTGAACGTCAGTTCTTGCATTTTCGTTCCGGATGGGATACTTTTTTGTACTTGGGTGATGAGAAGATCGTGGGTGCGAGAAGCAATATTTCCACGCTCTTCAGTATCAAGATAGTAGTAATTGGCATAACATTCTACATTGTAGTTTGCAGCTTGGGATGCCCAATTAATCCTAATTTCCACATTATGGTAGTTTAATGCAACGATTGGGATAGCTAGACTAGGACTTTCACAATGGAAAAACCTAAGAGGATAGAAAAATGACCGAGCAGATACACCCGGGTGGGTACCTTGAGCACTCTTCGATACATTTGTGGCAAAAGTATCCACGGCAATATTTTCTGTGAATACGGCGTCGTGTTTATCAACAACGGAACCCCCAATTAAGAGCTCGACGCTTTCGATGATATTATCCCACCTTTGGGAATCGAGGGCGGTTGTATTATCATCTATAGTGAAATATACATGACCTAAAAGATCACCAGAACGTTCAAATTGAACACTGGATAACGAGTTGTTTCTCACCGCTCCGTGGATTGTTTGCTTTTCGACGGATTGTGAGAAATTAGCATGCCTTTTGAAAGTTGAATTGAAAAATGACACTTGGGGATCACCTACGATCCATTCATCCTGAGCGCCGGCTGCCATCAATTGAACAATACCTGGGGACATGGTATACTATAGTAAAAGGAGAAAATTACAGGTTGGCTTTTCTACACACGAAACGAATTATTAAAAAATTATCCTTAGCAGGACTTGATGGCACAATTGGGGTACCATCTTGATTACGAATAGTAACGGTGAAACGATCAATACTGCGAATCGGGTTCACATATTGAGTCACCAATGAATAGTTATCTTTGTAAAGAAATGTTGCAGTACCTTCACCAACAATACTAGCGAAAGAATTGCGAACAACACTTTTAGACGCTTGACCATTTGGTTCGTTAGAAGCACGTTCAGTGAAAATACTATCAAGTTCCTCGATGGAAACGTAACAGTGTTTAGTCGCCGTGGTGGTGTTAATTCTAGCAGCTAACAATTTAGCCTGTACAACATTTTTCAGGGGTTGTTGAAGATGACAAGTGAATGTATTGGCAGTAGTCTGTCCAATTGAATCAATAGTCACGGTGTGGTATTCGTGTTGAAGGTCTGGAATCAACTGAGTAGGAGTTGTAATCAGCGCCATATATTATTAGCTTAGATTAAAGATCCACCGATTCCATCTGTGATTTCATAACCACCAGCTTGCGCGGAGACCAACTTTTGGGCACCACAAACACCCCCTGGAGTTAAACCCTTGGCGTAAGGGCCACCTTTTTTACCAGAACCAGCGGTACACTCGAGTTCGACTGGGAGATCGAAGACGGAACCATCATTGGAAGTTTTGGTGGTAATGGGTGTGTACTTACTGCTTGTACTGGACTTAAGAGCCCCGAGAGCAGATATGACCAAGAGAAGAATAACAATCATGGTGAGAGCATTACGGCTGACACGATTGAGAGAGGAGAACATTTATAATGAACCAATATTTTTTTAAACTGCGTTAAAGGTAATTTTTTTAG